TAACATGAATTATGAGGAATGGTTAAAAACGCAGCCGGATGAAGTTGTTAGAGATATTCTCGGAGCCTCAAGATTTAATTTATACAAATCAGGTATGCCAATAACTTCTTTTGTTTCTGATGGCAAAACCCTTACATTAGACGAACTAATGGAAAAAGAAGGAATTGAATTGAAGTCAGGCAATACGGATGAAGCTACTCCAGCGATTAGAGTTTATCGTGATGATGTAGACTACTCTAAAATGTCTTATGAAGATGCTATGCACGAGGAAGCAAATTATCTTAACAAAAATGCTGTTGAAACCGGACGCGAATTTGGTTCTATAATATCCGGTGATAAAAAATTACTTGGTTCATGGACAGGAACAGCGAACACTTTAAATATCCCAGAAGATGATTTTAGAAATCTTACACGAGGAATTAAATCTGTTGATGTTTTACATACCCATTTGGACGGCACTTCTTTCTCTTATGCTGACATGAATTCGATGTGTCGGACACCAAAAATAAATAATATTTTAATCTCATTGCCGAATGATGAAGTTTATTACCTAACTGTAAATAACGGTTATAGACCTAGTAAAGTAGAGTTAAAAACGACTTGGGGTTATCATTATACAAGGCTTCTCCGGGAAGAAAGAGCGCGGCTTAACGTAACTGAACTCTTGCCGGAACAGGAGGTTAATGTTACAATGAAGGTGGTAGATAAAATGGCTTATATGTTTAATTGGAGTTGGGATAAATTATGAACAAGCAAGAGTTTTTTGAGGAGCTTAAAAAACATGGTCTCAATGAAAGCGACATAGAAGGTCTATACAACACATATTTAAAAATAAAAGAAGATGACAAAGATTTGACGCTTGATGTATGGTTCAACAAAGCCGTGCAAGCAAACGAAGAAATCAAAGACGAACCCACCGGTGTATTAACCTTTTAATTAACAGGACTCCTCGCACCTATCCGCACATGCGTGACGTGTCCCAGAGGAGACATTTTTCTATATAGCACATACATTCTACAAATACCCATGCGAATTGCACAAAAATAAATTCCGAATTATTTTTTTATTATAGACACGAAATAATTGCACGGTCAGGAGACAGCGCAGGAGCGTGTGTAATTATTTAATGCCTATATTTAACAGCGCAGGAGCGCACCACAGGAGTGGGTTAAATAACTTTATTATCATGAGGAAAATTTATGGCAGTAGACAAAGAGTTTATCACAGGAACATTTGAAGGTGCGACCGATGAACAGGTCGAAAAAATTCTAAAAGAAGTTGCGGCTGACACCACCGGTCTAAAGGTGAACAGTGAAAAAATGAAAGCTGAAATCAAGACAGCAAAGGACGAACTGGAAAGATTAAAATCCGAAGGTGCGTTGTCACTTACTGCCCATGAGGAACAAGTGAAAAAACTTGAGGATCAGCTTAAAGCAACAGACGCTGATGGGTTAAAGGCTTTCCATGAAGCCGAACTCAAAAAAATCAATGAAGCTCACACTGTTAAATTAACCGAAGCCGACAAGGTGAAAACCGAACTTGAAGCCAGGAATAAAACTCTCACTGAAAGGTATAACGATCTCTGGAGAGCAACCGAGCTTGAAAAAGCGATGAACAAAGTCCCGAACATTGACCCTGAAAAAAGAGCGATGCTTCAAGACTTGTTCTGGACCCGACATCATTTCAATCCAACAACGCTTGACGGTGAAGAAAAATTGCTCAACAAAGATTACAAATCAATTCAGGATGTTCTTCTTGCATATACTGCTACTGATGAAGGTAAATTCTTCCTCATCAACAAAAGCACCGGAGGTGGAGCCAAAGGCGGATCCTCATCGAAGGGTGCTACCGGAAATCCGTGGGCAAAGGAAACCCTTAACCTTACCGAACAGGCACGGATTCTTAAAGAAAATCCAACCCTTGCCGAAACGCTTAAAGCACAGGCAGGGAAATAAACAAGGAGAATTTTATTATGCCAGTAGGTACAAAAATTTCGGACGTAATTGTCCCCGAGGTATTTAACCCTTATGTAATTCAGAGAACATCTGAATTATCTGCAATTCGGCGCAGCGGTATTGCTGCTTCTGTTCCCGGCATTGAAGTTCCGGTCGGTGGTAAAACAATCCACATGCCTTTCTGGAATGATCTGAACGGTAGCGGTGATTGGGAGAATCTCTCTGATTCTACCGCGCTTACACCCGGGAAAATAACAGCAAATCAAGACGTAGCGGCTGTTCTTGCTCGTGGTAAAGCGTGGCAAGCCAACGATCTCGCGAAAGCATTTTCCGGCGATGACCCAATGGGTGCTATTGCTGATCTCGTGGCTGATTATGAAGCCGCGCAGGAACAGAAGGTTCTTCTTTCTGTTCTGAAAGGTGTTTTCGCTTCCGCAAAAATGTCAGGTAATATACTTGATATATCCGCGCTTACAGGCGATGGCGAAGCAGCAATTACCGGAACGACACTGATTAAGGCGATTGCCAAACTCGGTGATGCCGGTATTAAACTCACAGGTATGCTCATGCACTCCGCTACCATGTATAACATGGCAGCGCAGGATTTGTTGGATCAGATTATTACTGGTCGTGGAGACACGCCGAATATTCCTGAATTCGTTTCTTATCTCGGTCGCCAGATTGTTGTTGACGATGGTTCTCCGGTATATGAAGGTGTTTACACGACATACCTCTTCGGTACTGCTGCGATTGGTTATGATGAAGGTAACACACCTGTTCCGACAGAAACCGACCGTGACTCATTGGCTGGCGATGATATACTCATTCGCCGGAAACACTTCATCATGCACCCCAGAGGTGTAAAGTGGATTGGCAATGCTGCTGGTGCAACACCGAGCAAAGAAGAACTTGAAACCGGCACAAACTGGGAAAGGGTTTACGATCCGAAGCAGGTCAGGATTGTAAAATTCGTCCACAAGCTCACAGCATAAGAGGTTTGAAATATGAGTGCAACCGGATTTCAGAGAAGGCGGCGTGAACTCGCCGCTTTGAATGCGAAGAAAAAAGAAGCTTTATCTGCCAATACCGGAGGTGGATGCGAATCCGGTTTTGCTGCCATGTCGAAGAAAGCAATCATTGAATTGGCAAAGGGTAAAAACCTTTATGACAAGTCTTTTGAGAAACTATCCAAAGAAGCGCTTGTACCGGCGTTTATTGAAGCAGCGAAAGCAAAAATTGTTGAAGAAGGAAAGAAAACTGCCGAGGAAGCGGCTATCCTTAGCGAGAATGAGCTTCTTGCGTTTCTCAACAATGTTGTGAATGAAGAATTCAACATTGAGACTGGTGCCGGAAATGGTATTGCGACTTTGGAAAAAGACGAACTCATAAGATATGCTGAACAGCAAAACATCTATGATGAGTCATTTAAAGACCTTGAGAAGGATGCGCTTCTCCAGAAAATATTTGAAACAGTACGTGGAAAAGTAATCGAAGCTGGCTTAAAAACCGTTGAGGAAATATCTGCGTTACCTGAAAAGGAACTGTTTGAGATATTCGCAACCATCAGCAAATAACATTAATCGAGGCAAGCCATGTTTATACTTGAAGATGGAACAGGAGTTTCAGAATCAAATGCCTATGTTGATATTTCTTATGTAGAGAAATATCTCATGGGCGACAGGCTTGCTCGATTTAATGAATTACCAGAAGACGATAAAAACGCCACAATAATTTTAGCCACGCAATTAGTTGACATCAGTTATGAGTGGGAAGGATACCGAAAATCTCTTGAACAGGGATTAAATTTTCCACGCACCGATGTTGAATTATATGGGTTTGCTGTTGAAGGTGTTCCAACCGCGGTAAAAAAGGCAACCGCCGAAGCCGTTTGGCTCGCCATGACAGAAGAAAGTTTATTCAGTACCGACAACCGCGATATTATAAGAGAACGAATTGAAGGTGCTGTCGATATTTCTTATGCCAATCCAAAAGATAGTTTAAATAATTCAGTAACCAGATTTGAAATCCTAGATAAATTACTGCGAGGACTTTTCAAAAAAGAAAATATTAACATAGGTTCAAGTATTGGTTCGGCTCAAGTGGTGCGTGTTTAATGGGTGTAAATTATTCTGCGTTAGCTGTAAAAGCAAAAAGCCTTATTGGTTCAAATGGTGCAAAATGTATTCTTGTTAATCCTATCGAAGGTGTTGGAACATATAACACAAAACAAAAAAATACGATAAAGATGATAAAAGGTCTAATGGCTTCTGTATTATTACCGGTTATGCGGATAGACTTATTGACGGTACTGTTATAAAAGCTGGTGATCGAAAAGTCATCGCTGTTCTTGAAAGTGACCCAATTCCAACAATATCAAATTTAGAAGTTTATAATAAAAAGACCGGCGCACTAATAGATATATTTCAGATAATTAATAGTACGCCGATTAACCCAGACGGCACGACAATTATTTCTTGTCAATTACATTGCAGGAAGAAATAGGGGTATGTATGGCATGGGAAGGAACAGACCCTTTAGAATGGGCTGCAAAAATAAAGAACACACCTCGAAAAGCAATTAATATTTTTGCATTCTCTGTTTTTAATCGTGTTGTTATGAAAACACCTGTTGATACCGGTGCGGCGCGGCAGAATTGGATTGTAACATTGAATAGTGAAACAGATCAATTCGATACATCTAAAGCAAATACTGGTAATGTTCTCGCTGATGGTGCGGCGATAATTGACAAAGCGAATGGAGATGACAAGATTTTAATACAAAACAATTTGCCTTATATTCGCAAATTGGAATATGGTGGTTTCACCGATAAGCCAGAAACTGAAAAAACAATCGGTGGATTTTCAAAACAAGCACCGCAGGGAATGGTCGGTCTTACATTAGGGAAAGCAGATCAATTATGGGAAAGAGCCGTTAAAGCGGCAGAAGGAAATTAACATGACAGATACACATATTGAGAAAATATTAACGGATGCTTTCTTAACCTTGAACGAGTTTTCAGGTGAACCTTTTATCGAGAAAGATGCGAACGGAAAACTTCTCAATGTTGCTTTACCAAATATTCTTTTTGCTCCACCAAAAGATAATCAATATTTTATTTTATCATTTCTGCCGAATGAACCCGAACCGGCTGGCTTAGGAACGAATGCAGAAAATCGCTGGAACGGATTATTTCAAATCGACATTATCAATCCGCTGGGTGTTGGCATGGAAGGAGCAAATGAAAGATACAATTGTATTGTGCAATTATTTCAAAGAGGGAAAACATTTGAGGAAGTAATGATAAAAAGAACATATCGTGCAACACATGGCGCAGAAACAACTTTTCACAGAACTGTTGTAAGATGTGAATTCACNGCTTCGCTTCCNANATAATACATCGCATATACATTCTACGNANATATATACGAATTGCGAAACATTATATCGCAATCTATTCTTAAAACAGATTTTTAATCAAGGAGAATAAAATGAGTTTTAAAACTGCGCCGAATAAAAATTTATATTTAACACCAGAGAACGAGGACGGAACTCTTTTTGATCCCNCGCCGCTCCAGACTGTACGNAGGGTATCAGATACTCTTAATGGTTCTTACGAGACTATTCAGAACGATACCAAATTACCTGGCCGCAACCCATCACGTAATTTTAAAGGTACTGATTCTAACGCTGGCGATCTTGTAGTAAATTTCGCACCGATTGAATACGATAAGTATCTGGAAGCGGTACTGTGCAGTGAAGCAGGTTTTACAAAAAGCGATACATTATCAGATGACAGCCATGATGTTTACATTATGTTACCCGGAAATAAACAGCGTACATTTTCACTGCTTAATGAACACACACAAAGTCCAAAACTGTATCAGCTTTACAAAGGTCTCCAGTTTAACACATTAAATATCTCTTTCACAATCGGCGCGCTTGTAAAGCTCACATTCGGTTTAATGGGGAAAAATAATCCAATTTTAGAAGATGCTCCTCCTATAAGTATGAATAACATTCTTCCGGCATTCAAAACAAAAGAATTTATTACCCTTCAGGGTAATTGGAAATTCAAAGGCCCGAATGATGATGTCCCGGTAGAATATATAGATGGAGTTGATATCACACTTGTTATCAGCAATAACATGGAAGAATTAAAGGGCTTATTCCAAACAGAAGCAATTGATAAAACTCTGGGAATGCTTAACATTACCGGAACAATTAATGAGTATGTTAAAGACGGTAAGCTTTATAACCTTGCAAAACAGGGTAAAGGCGGCGAGCTTTACATCACAGTATACAGTGAAGAAGATGATGCCGAATATACTTTTAAGCTTCAAATCAGCTTCGACA